ACAGCACCAGCACAACCACAGGTGCTTTAAAGGTAGCCGGTGGTGTTGGAATTGTGGGAAACCTCAATGTTGGTGGTAACGTTACTGGTGCCACATTTAACAATTTAAATTTAAGTTTAGGCAATGCTGCTGTTGCTACTAATATTGCTGTTGGATACCAAGCACTCAATGTGAATACTACTGGATTACAAAATACTGCCATCGGGTGGGGTACTTTACCTGGTGTAACCACTGGAGTAAACAATACTGCTTTGGGTTATAATACTGGCGCGGGTATTGAAACCGGTGATAATAATACTATTATTGGTGCCAACGTAACAGGATTAGGTGCAACTCTATCAAACACAATTATTATTGCAGATGGTGATGGAGTACAGAGAATTTATGTGAATTCTGACGGTGAAGTTCTGGTTGGCGGCACAACAGATCAAGGTGCTTATAATTTACAATGCAACGGTACTGGTGTTTGGGGTGCAGGTGCATATGTGAACGGGTCAGATCTGAGATTGAAGACCAATGTAAACAGTTTAGATAACAGTCTGGATCTGATACAACGACTGAGACCAGTTTCATTTAACTATGTTCCAGAATACAACAAAAGTCAAAACATTCATGTTGGCTTTATAGCACAGGAAGTCAAAGAAGTATTGAAAGATCAGGTTTATGTTGATGACGTAGTTCAACAAGGACATGAATATCTTGGTATGGCGTATCAGAGTTTGATACCATTGCTGGTCAAAGCCATACAGGAATTAACAGAAGAAGTTAACCGATTGAAGAAATAACGGTGCATCTATCAAACTGCTCTCACAAACAATAAATACAAATTGACGACATTGTGTAATTTGTATAGGAGAATTTTATGGCTGCACCTCAATGGATCACTAACGCAGGAAGTTTGGGAACTGCTGTTGAACTCAAACCCTATGAACTTGAACTGCAAGTGTCCACTGGAAACAGTCGCGCAGAATTTCAGATTGTGAGTGGCGGATTGCCACCCGGATTGATCTTAACGCCTTCTGGAAACATCAAAGGGTATCCCAGTGGGAAACTCAGCGGAGTTCCGCTGGATGTAAACGAAGAAACAGTGTTTACGTTTGTGATTCGCTGCATCAATGATCTGGGAGAACTCAGCGACAGAACTTTTAGTATCATAGTCACTGGTGAAGATCCACCAGAGCCCAGAACAGCACCTTACTCCAATCGAAATCTGGGAACATTTGCTGACGGCACCTGGGTAGAGGTTGATGTAACCGCACTGGATCGTGATCCTGGTGATACACTAACTTATCGTGTTGTGGGCGGTAGATTGCCTTTGGGACTGGAACTCAGTTCCACTGGCAGAATCACTGGGTATGCTGAGCCAGTGACTGAACCCAGCGTTACTTATAATTTTGATATAAACATCACTGATGGCAAAATTCCAGTTATTGCCACCTACAACATTATTATCGTACAAAGTGATCTGCTCACCAGCGATACTGTTGAAATCTACACCGACAGCAGCTTGAGTGATAGCAGTATTTCATTTCGAGCGCCAGTATTGTTGGATCGTGGCACAGCTATAGACACAGTGTTGGATGAAAATTATTTTTACTATAGATTTTCTGCCAGAGATTTTGACGGCGATGATATTGGTTTTGAAATTTTGCCCATTGTGAGAAGGCCCACTGTGGTAAGTTCAGTGGTTGACCCGGTTCTGACTCAGGATGACGAGATCAGCATAGATGGGAAATCTGTGGTGCTCACTGGAACCACTGTGGTGGATCTGGCTGCTGACATCAATCGAGCAATCGTGCCTGGTGTTAGTGCCGAAGTCAATAACGGGCGTTTGCTGATTTACACTGAAAACCCCAGTATTGTGTTAGTGGAAGTCAGTGGCACACTATTACAAACTTTGGGTTTTTTAACTCCTCCAACCATTGAATATACTGCTAGTAGAAACCCTGATGACACTGATGGTGATTTGATCACGCAGGATCTGGACGAAGTTCTTCCGGAAGATTTAGCAATCAACACAGACACTGGATGGTTATACGGTTATCTGAAACCCATATCACAGGGCGAAAAAGTCTATAACTTTTGGGTCAGAGTATACAAAAAGAAACACGAAGCCAGTGAAATCGCCATCCAGACTGACTATGCAACTACTCTGCCGTTTAGTATTGTAAACAACCAAACACAGGCTGTTCTGGATAATCTGGGGCTAGATGTTCCTTACACCAATTTTGTTGATAAAACCATTGTGTTTTTTCAACAAGAAAACATGTCAGCGACTTATGATGGTTTAGACGGAACCACTTATACCACAGATCCCAGTACCGTTGAAGCAGACGGGTGGTTTGATGAGACCAGCACAATTATTCCAGGGTGGACTGAGAGTTCATCTAGTACCAGCAGTTCAATTCAGAATAAACGAGCTGGTTTGTGGAAATTTGTGGAATCAGTTACTCCTGGTTATTATGTGCTGGAGTTTGTTCAAGAGATTCAGCAGGGAAGCATTGTGTATGCCAAGAGATTTACTGGTACCAATGCTGATAGTTATTCCGAGCCCAGTGTAAAAAGATTGTATCAGACCGGAAGCAACTGGGACCCCACTGCTGTGGTGCAATCTAACAGTGTGACTGATACTATGATTTTGGATAGTGTAGCTGAAATTGTGGTGGGAGCCACAGTGACTGGCAACAACATAACAGGAGGCACCACTGTACTCAGTATCAATAATACATTATCCACTGTGACACTGAGTGCAGCGCCCACTGGGTCTGGAGTATATGCCGGCGACACCCTGACTTTCTCCAGTAATCAAACGGTGCCAACATTTACAGAATATCATTTGGTGAACCCATCTAGTACATTGTGGGAAAAGCAGATTACTATAAGCAGCAGCGCCAACTATTTGCTCAACTGGGTTACTGATACTGATTTGGGTGATATCATGAGCGGTGTTCCTTGTAAATTTCGCGTGGAGGCTGTGAATCAGGGCGGAAGCAAAGTAAAATATCGGTTTGTGTCAAAAAACTTCAAAACAGTGCTGGGCAATTTCACACAATCTGAATATATCAGACTGGACAGCGTGGATAATTTGGCGCTCAATATGACTGTGAGTGGAGAAGGCATAGTGGGCTATCCCTTGGTGCTAGAGATCAATGAGTCAAACAGCACAGTGAGACTGAGCTCTGCACAAACCATAAGTAACAATACTACACTGGGATTTGACGGCACAGATATTCCACGTGGTTTGAGGATTTCTGAAAACGGAGAAATTGAAGGCCGAATCAGTCATCAGCATTTTGTTCTCAATGATAGAACTACCTTTGACGTATCCACTGGAGAGACCACTTTTGATAGAACCTATACCGTGAATGTTGTGGCTGAAACATATTTGAATGATCCTATTCAAAGACTCATAAGCAGCACCAAAACTTTCACATTCCGTGTTCTGGATTATAAAACACGACCCAGTAGCAACTTTTATCTGGAATTTGCTCTCAACGAGCGTGATCGTAATGAAATCTCCAGAGCTATATACAACGACCTGATAATACCAGATGAAAACGTATATCGTCCAGATGATCATTGGTTTGGAAGACAGAACAGATATCGCATGTTGGTGGGGTATGGATTGGACACTGCCAAAGATGCTGAAGTAATTAGTGCCATAGCTGCATATCATTATAACAAAAGATATGTTTTTCGTGAACTTCGATGGGCACAGAGTTTGGATTCAAACGGCAATGTAGAATACGAAGTTATCTATGTAGACCCACTGGACAATCTCACTACCAGTACTGGTAACACCATAACTGGTACCGTGGATGTTAGAAGCCTAAACATACCGATTACAACTGATACAGCTCTGGATAGCACAGATACCGAACTACTGGATGTGAGTCAGGATAGACTGTTGGATCTTTACCCTGCCAGCTTGCCCAACATGCAACGCAGATTTAGAACAGTGTTGACTCCCAACAATCGTAAATTTTTGCCCAGCTGGATGACCAGCAGACAACCTAATAATAGATATTTGAACTATGTTCAGGCTGTTCCCCTGGTATATCTCAAACCCGGCACAGGAAAACTGGCCTTGTATAAACTACAGCAGGTACTAAAAGTCAATACTGTTAGTGCAGTAACTGACCGTTATGCTTGGGACGACGGATTGGCTCTAAACTATGATAAAGATCTGGATCAGTTCAAAGACAATCAACCCACTACTTGGGATCAAATAATAATAGATGACAATGTGCCAATTCGTATTGTGGGAGAAGTGGACTTTGCTGTGGATTCACCATTCTGCCAGATCAATGGAAAACTGATGCGAGATCTACAAATTGCTGGTGTGGTGGATGGTGCTCGTGGCAGCTTACACAACAAGACTTTGGTATTTTACAAACAGGAAAATTTTGCTGCTTCGGAAATTGAAGAATTCCCCGACTACGATGGTTGGGGAAGACTCAATCCCAGTTTTGATGAAACTGAACTGGTGACTTTGATTGCGTCCACGACTTCAAACACCGTTATTACTGTGGATAGCGTGGACAGAATTCGTGAAGGAATGACTGCACAAGGCACTGGCATAATCGGAGCACCAGTAGTAACTGCTGTTGATACGGTTCTCAACACTGTTACACTGAGTGTTGTGCAAACACTGGACGTTGGGCAAACACTGGACGTTGGAACGCAGGTCAGTTTTGTGGATCTGTACGGTGACAATTACGAAACCTATCGAATAATTCCGGGATACACTGAACTTACCAAAACACAAACAGTTACCGCGGTGGTAACTGGAAATACTGTCGCAAGTCAAACAGTGATATTGGATTCTGTATATTTGATCACAGTGGGTCAAACAGTGAGTGGTGGTACTATCGCAGGATCGCCCACTGTGACTTCCATAGATGCCGTAACCCGAGCTGTCACACTCAATAGTGTACAAACATTAAATGACGGTGATACACTGACATTTACTACACCAGGAGCATACACAGTATGGAGCAGCGGTTCATCTTATACTCAGGGAGACATAGTGAGCTACAACGGAGCATATTATGTTTGTGTCTACGCACACAGCGCAGAACCCTCTTTCCCGGCAGATTATTTTGTGCTGTTGGACACTCCACAAGATCAGTATCAGCGAGCTGGTATCTGGAGAATGCTGGAAAATGAATCAGGCATTATCACTTTGAGGTTTGAACAGTCACTTGGTTACACTGGCGAAACATTTGACAGTGTGATTGTGCGCTCTGGTGTTCGCCACGGCGGGCAGGTTGTGAGTTTGGTGGATCCAGCAACACTGGGGATTGGTTATTCGGTGCCGGGTTTCATCAATCGTGACTCACAGATGAACGCGGCAGATGGCACAGTTTTTGATAACAGAACCACAGAATTCTTTGATCAGAACACAGATACATACCTGGAAACAGATCAAGGCACTAAATACATTAAGTTCATTCACAGCACTATCATAGATAGAGGAATAGTAGATGTCTAGTCAAATCACACCCAATAGCATTAATCAGAATTATCCAGTAGCTGGAGTTGATAACAACAGCCAGGGATTCAGAGATAATTTCACCAGTATCAAGAATAATTTTACAGTAACCGCTCGTGAAATCAATGATCTCATGGACAAAGTGGTGGTAAAAGCTCCGTTAACCTACGGCAGCACACCATCAGCTACTAGCAACAATTTAGCTGATGCAATCCTGGAAGGGGCGGTATTTAAAGATTGTAGCTTGACCACTGCTACCAAAGGTACTGTTACTACCGCTGGAACCCTTACTATTGATTATTCTGATGGTAGTTTTCAGACTGTGACACTGAGTGGGTCTAGCGTATCCAGCACTTTGGCATTCAGCAACCTACCACCCAGTGGAAAGTACGGCGAACTGAAACTCAGAGTTAATGTAACAAACGTGACTCACACCATCACCCTGCCAGCGGCTATCTCATTGTACGATCGAGCTCTGTCCAACTATGATCACACCACCCGTGTGATCACATTCCCCAGCACTGGTTATTATGATCTGGTTTTTGATACCGCTGATGCTGGCGGCGCCATTGCTGTACGAGAAGTGGATAGCAAACCCAAACCCATTGTGAAGTATCTGACTGCGAATGCAGTAATAACCGGCAATTCATTTGTGGTGGTGGGAAATTCCACAGTGGGCACATTGTCTTTTACTGCTTTGGCTAATAAAGTCTACAAGTTTGAAGCAGCTTTGCCCATTATTCATTCCAACGGAAGCACAGACACTCATAGTTTGGCAATGAATTTCAGCGCAGGAACCTGTTACTATGTGGTGGAACAACAAGCTGGACCCACTAGTGCATTCACAGCAAACACAGCAATCACTTCAGACAGCACTGGCAGTACAGTCACAACCAGCAGTACCAGTGCTAAGTTTGTTCGCATTACTGGAACATTTACTCATACTGGTAACGTCACAGTGAGCGTGAGTTCCAAAACCAGTGGCAACACTTTTACTGTGATTCAGGGCGCAAGTTTAATAGCAACACAATTGGGTTACTAATTGAATATTTCTGGGATCTGTGTTATGCTGAGTAAATACACATATGAACGTAGATCTCAACGCTTACAAACAATTTGTAGATGGGGTTACCAGTAACCCCAGTAAGAACCAGGACCACTTGGATGATGTAATGGCCGCACACGCCAGCAATTTTAATGTCCCCCGCCTGCTCACTGCTGGAATTGGTCTTAGCAGCGAAACTGGCGAATTCAATGAAATACTAAAGAAAGTGATGTTTCAGGGCAAATCATTTAACCCTGAAACTCATTTTCATCTTATGAGAGAATTGGGAGACATCATGTGGTACTGGATTCAAGCCTGTATTGCATTGGGTCTGGACCCCAATCAGGTGATTGCAGAAAATGTCAACAAACTTCAGTCCAGATATCCTGGTGGTAAATTTAATGTTTACTACAGTGAAAACAGAAAGGCGGGGGACCTTTAATGCACCCTTTGCTCCAGGATCTCACTACTCTCACTGATCAGGAGTTGCAGGAACGTATCTCCAAAATAAATATGGTATTGCGTGGTAATGGAAATGGTAGTGTTGTTCAACAAGCTATCATGATTCGTGAATCGTTGGCAGCAGAACAGATTCGACGCAATCAGGCGTTGTTAGAAAAACTCAGCAAAAATCAAAAGATATCAGATGTGATTGATATCAGTTAGGAATCTATTATGAATGTAAAATTGGATTGGCACAGTGATTTTTTGGGAATATGTGCTTATGATGATAAAATTTTCCCCAATCATTTTTCAGTAGATTTACACATGGTGACCAAAAGCGAAAATGCACGCCATCAAAATATTGCTTTCGAACGAATGAAAGTGATTGTGAATGAACTTTTTGCTCACAGTATTTTCATAAGTCATAATAATCCCCTGATGCAAAAACTCACTGATATCTACCCAGAAAAAATGGTAGTGCTTCCAGAAGAAGCCTATGATCAGGTGATTGGCATTGCTCTGTACTGCAAAATCAATGCAGCTCTGGAAGATGCTATTACCTGTAACAAAGTAAGAATCAGTAGTAAATTTGGTGACCAGGTTTGGTATGAATTTGAAGCCGGCGACGCTATGGGTCCTTTTGCCAAAGGAACCAAATTAAAGGGTCGACGTAAAAATCGAATCCCCTGGTGGCATCGCAGTGATCTTATGACATTTGATGCAGTGGGTGACATCACTGTGACTACCTGGGAAGATCTAGAACTGGGTTGGGAGGAAACTGCTGAAACTGAAGAAACTTATGAATTTATTCCAGATCGTGCAGCAGAAGTAATAGATATCAAGAAGGGTCGGAAATCTCCCAAATTTAATGCTGAAGTTTTCAATGGCGGAAAACAGACTGATGAAGATTAATGCGTGTGGCCAAGTGGGTTGGTCTCAGGCTGAACTGCTGGATTTAATCCGTACAGATCCCAACAAGGATTTGTCTGGAGTTTTTGTACTGGATCCACTCAAACACAATTTGGGTGTCACTGACACATATAGTGATTTAAACATCGTACATGCTTGGTTGGAGACTGCTGATCCCGCTGACATGCACGAAAAAATGCAATCAAACTGGCAGATGCCCACGGAGTTCCAACAACTGGACATTGCTGAACTTTTGCTCAGTAGGTGCAATGACCAGGCAGAGCTCCAGCGCATGGGGCAGGAACTGCTGCTTTATTTAGATTATGGTCTACTGGATCTGTTGAGGTACCTTCATTACATGGTCACAGTGTTTCAACAACACGATATTGTGATGGGAGTAGGACGCGGTAGCAGTGTAGCCAGCTTCGCACTTTACAAAATAGGAGTACATCAGATCAACAGTTTGTATTGGGATCTGGATATCGCAGAATTTCTTAAATAAAAACACAAAGGAAAAACTATGGCAAACATTGTAACAACTTCAAATGGCGTTCCGATTGATATGGAAGCACTCAAATCTAAAAATGAAAAAACTGTGGCTGTGGGAAACATGAGAGTCAATGCTCGTGGTGACGAACTCAGCCCCACCACTGGAAAAATTACCAAAACTCGCAATCAAAGAATGACTGAATACTACAAGCTGCATAGCACTGTGCCCAAACCACCAGAAAAAAGTCGCAAATCCAGTGCTTTGGTGGAAGTCAGTGTGTCTGCAGATGCAAAACCCCCAATTGGAGAAAAAAAGTAACTCATGTTTAAGACTCAGGGAAATATCAAAGCCTTGCACGACCATGTGATTGTGCAGGACATGCATTTTGGTGAAAGAGTCACCCAGGGCGGAATCGTGCTGCTGGGCGACGACGCTCGCAGCAGTGGTATCAGACCCCGGTGGGCCAAGGTATACGCGGTGGGCCACGAACAAAAGGACATCACTGTGGGCCAATATGTTTTGATTGAGCATGGACGTTGGACTCGTGGTGTGGAGCTCACTGAACCTGCGGGTGAAAAGCTGGTGATACGCCGAGTGGAAGTGGATGCAATCTTGGCAGTGAGCGACGAAAATCCAGGATCCGACGACACCATTAACGGAAATGCTGCTTAACCAAAATTCAAAAATTTTTAGAAATTTTGTTGACGGCAGCCAGGGCAGTTGCTAGACTTGTAGAGTAGTTAAAACGTCCTTTAAGGAAAAAACACATGACAAACACTCAAAAGCAGATGGTTCAGACGCGGCTCACGGAAGGCGTGGTTTGCCTGCGGTATCAGAAGGCTGATGGCACGATTCGTGACATTCACGCCACCCTCCGGGCTGACAAGATGCCGGCTACGGAAGCCACCAAGGCTGCTCGCAGCAATGATCAGATGCAGGCTGTTTGGGACACCCAGAAGTCCGAATGGCGCAGCGTTCGCTGGGAGCGTGTGCTCAGCGCCGAGCTGGTCTAACCTCCAACCTTAACCCCAGGATGGTTTGGTTTGCGGACTGGTTTCCTATAACCAAACCATACTGGATACAACTGAATAACCACCCAAAGGCCGACTTTTAGTCGGCCTTTGTGATTTTTAAATTTGGTTGACAATTTTTAGCCTGTTTGCTATCATAAAAGAGTAATGGAAAACACAACGCTTCCTCAATTTGACCGTAACAGGCACGGTGGCTTTTATGACCGCGGTGCCGCTGACGCTTACTATGGGCGTGAACCCAAACCACATTGGTGGCCTGAGGGCACCTACTGCGGAGAAGAAGTGCTGGTCACTTCGGCAGAAGAAGTGGCTGAGTACATGGCTGGCTACACCGAGTGTACTGATCGCAAAGAATGGTAAGAAAATGAAAAACAAAATCACCATTCAAAATCGCCCGTCGGTTAAGATCAATGGCCGGTGGTACCATACCGCCAAAGCAGCGGCCGAACAATATAGCTGTTATAGTGTTGCTATGTGGAAACGTAGACTTCGTGCAGTGCCTTCTCCTGATTTTGTGACTGCTTACTGGCGGCGTCGTGATCGTGTAGAGGAACTTGCTTACAAGGTCTTCAAAAAATATCTGCCCTAAAACTTTGCAGTTTGGTTGACTAACCCCGCTCAACTTGCTATACTAAAAGAACAATGAAACAACAACATCAAAACACCGCAGACTACGCCAGCAATTTGCACGCTCAACGCAATTTGTTTTACGACAACCAGCCCTACTCAGTACACTTGATGGATGTGTACAACGTGTTGCTGCCGCTGTTTGGCGACAACGACGTGATTATGAAGGCTGCTCTTTGCCACGATTTGCTGGAAGACACCTCTATCACCTACAACGACCTGAAGAACCAAGTGGGCGAAGCCACAGCTGATGTGGTGTACGACGTTACCAACGAACTGGGCAAGAACCGCCGGGAACGTGCTGAACGCACCTACCCCAAAATTGCAGCCAATCCGTTGGCTGTGATTGTTAAGGTTGCGGACCGCATTGCCAACACTCGCTACAGCCAGAAACAGGGTAGCAGCATGTACTCTAAGTACTGTGCTGAGTACCCCAAGTTCCGAAATGCTCTTTACAACGCAAATCATATCAACCAGTACCCTGCACTGGGCAATCTGTGGGCCATTTTGGACCAGATCAGCCGCCCTGTGTAAGTTGTTGAAAACAAAGGATCAATATGACACCAGTTTGGGTTGTATTTGAAATCTACTCTCCTCTTTATGAAAATAAAGAGTACAAAAACCTTGACAAAGTGTTTGCTTATCGCGAAAAAGCTGAATTCTACGTTCAGTGCGAACAGGAACGTCGTAAACTGGACGGCCTCAATGGGTACAGTTACGAAATACAAGAAACTGTATTCGACGTTTCTGTATAAACTGTTGAAAACCAAAGGCAATTAAATTTGCATTTGGTTGACCCAGATTGCCCAAACTGTTATACTAAAAGAGTAGCAGTAACACAGCACACAGGAGACAGTTTCGATGAAAGATTTCTTAAATCAAGAGCTGGCCATTGGCGATCATGTTATCTTAATTCAGGACGGATATCGTTCGTACGATGTTGGGGTAATTGAAAAATTTACTCCCAAGCAAATTCGAGTTAAAATTAACAGCTATCCTGGATCTAAAATGCAATACCCTGTTCAGCTGGTGAAGATTCTGCCTGAACAGTTGACCTGGTACGTCATCTCCAAATAGTAAACAATTTGGTTGCATTTGCTTGCCCAATTTGCTATACTAAAAGAGTAGCAGAAAACACACACTACACAAGGAAAACAAATGGCGCGAATTACGACGGAAGTTTGTTATAAAATTTGGGACGACGATTCCGGTGACCGTTTTGAAGTTTGCGATGATGCAGACGCTTTGGGTATGACAGATATTCGCTGCGTCGACAGCGATGGAAAAATTTGTAATCGAATTTCAATTCCTGATAAGTTTCTCCCAGCAATTTTTGCTGCACTGGAAAAGAAGATGATTGAAAAGAAATTGTCCTTGGTTGGTTAAAAACACATGATTATCAACAACACACCTGAAAATAATGCAGTACTCAGCAACGTCGCTCAAGTGAACAATTTTGCTATCAAAGCGACGGCAAAAAGTTTCCAAATTTTAAGCAGTGGCCTGTATGCGAACAAGATTCGAGCTATCATCCGCGAACTCAGCTGCAATGCAGTTGACAGTCACGTGGCTGCTGGTTGCCCCGACCTTCCTTTTGATGTTCACCTGCCCAACGGGTTTGAGCCCTGGTTTAGTATCCGGGATTATGGCGTGGGTTTGAATCACGATCAAGTGACCAATATCTACACCACCTACTTCGAAAGTACCAAGACCACCAGCAACGAATTTATCGGCGCACTGGGGTTGGGCAGCAAGAGTCCGTTTAGCTACACTGACAACTTCACAGTGACTGCGGTAAAGGATGGTGTTTGTGGTGTATACACTGCTTTTATTAACGAGCAGGGAGTACCCAGCATCGCGCTGATGAGCAGCATGCAGACTGATGAACCCAATGGCGTGGAAATCAAGTTCAGCGTAAATGGTCAAGACTTTTCCAAGTTCCGCGACGAAGCAGTAAATGTATACAGTTGGTTTCAGCTGATACCAAAGGTTTACGGCAACGATCATTTTGCCCAGTATGTGACGGATTACAAAGTAAAATACGTTGAACAAAATTTGATTCCAGGTGTTCACCTTTTTGAAGCTTCAGTGTATCACGGCGTCGGTCAAGGCGCTTGTTATGCGGTCATGGGAAACATTGCCTATCCGATTCAGATCCCCAATGCACAAGAAAATTTGAAGCATCTGTCCGAGTTATTGAACTGCAATCTGGTACTTGAATTTAACATCGGGGAACTGGATTTTCAAGCCAGCCGTGAGGGCCTCAGTTACGACGCGAATACTATCAAAAATATTCGCCAACGACTGGAACAGCTAAACTCAGCACTGTTTGATCGACTGGTTCAGAGTGTTGGGTGTGTGGATAATGTTTGGGAACGATTCGAACTACTACAGGAAAAGAGTCGACACAAACTATGGCGTTCAGTGATAGTAGAATATCTGACAAGAAATCCTCATCCTGCTTATTCTTGGACACGTGGACTCGTTTCCAAGATCATAAAGCTCAGTGAAACCCAGTTGGTTGAATGGAACATCAATTTGTCGTCGTTTCGGTCAGCTGGATACTATAGCACTCTAAACAGGCTGAAAGCCAGCAATGAGTATGATTATAATACAAATCAAAACATAAAACGTTGGAACATCGAGATCGACCCTGGACATATGTTTGTGGAAAATGATACCAAAGTTGGAGCCTTACAGCGCACTCAGTATCATGCTCGAAAAAACAATATCCGCAATACGTTCTTCGTCCTGGATCCGTTGGATCGTAAGAAACCCATGAACGTTCAAGCGTTCTATGATGCAATCTACAATCCACAGGCCAAACAGATCCAGAAAGTCAGTTCGTTGGATCAAGAAGAGCGCAAAGCCAGAGCATCCAATGTGACTATTTTGATGCTGCAACCACGCAACCACGGCAGCTATTCTGCTCGAAGGGAACTGGTTTGGCAGGCAACTAGTGACTTGGCAAGTTTTGACACCGACGCCAAGTTTTATTATATGCCCTTGAGCAACTATGAAGTGATCAGCGATTTCAAAATCTCTGACATCAAGATGCTCTACGACAAAATACAGAAATCTGGGTTGTTTAACACACTGAATATCTACGGTGTTCGGAAGGCTGATCTCAGCAAGGTTCAGGCTATGCCCAATTGGATCAATCTTGAACAGTTTATGGTTGAGTCTCTCACAACGTTCGACACCAAGAAGGTTGGGAATTTGTTTAGACAATCCATTGACTGCTACGAAAAACTTTGCTACAATAAACGTGTAGCAGATCAGTTGAGCCCCAACAGTGCTTATCGTCAATTAAGTGAGAAGCTGAACTTTAAAGATCAAGGCGTGGTTGATGGCAACAGCTTAAACGATTTGTTCCAAATTTTTGGAATTAAGTCGCCCGTGACAGAGCAGATAAAGTTGATAAAGAAAGAAGCTGCACAAGTGCTCAAACGTTATCCTCTATTGCGTTACGTTCATTACGATTTCCGTATGGACTTCGAAGCAGTGGTGGAATATATTAACCTCATCGACCAGAAGTAAATACACACAAGAGGAGATTTTATGTCTTTTCCATATTTGATTCAGGGTTCCAACATTGTGATTGTGATTGGGACTAATTCACACACGATCAATCGGGCGCATATTGCCTACGATAAGATTGTAGAGGCCATCAAGGCCAACGACTGGCAGCAGGTTCAGGACCTGGTTGAACCCAAGAAGATCGTGCTCAACTACGGTGCTGGCAATATCAGCATCCAGGGCGACAAGATGTTCTGGAAGGATCAGGAGTTCCACAATGTTTTGGCTCTGCGCCTGATCAAGATGTTCCAGGAAGGCTTCCCCATTGAGCCCATGATTAACTTCATGGAGAACCTTATGCAGAACCCCAGCAAGCGAGCTGTGACTGAGCTGTACGGTTTCCTGGAAAAGGGCCAGCTGCCTATTACTTCCGACGGACACTTCTTGGCTTACAAGAAAGTTCGCGAAGACTACAAGGATGTGTACAGCGGTACTTTCGACAACAGCGTGGGCAAGACGGTGGAGATGGAACGCAACCAGGTGGATGACGACAAGGATCGCACCTGCAGCACTGGCTTGCACTTCTGCAGTCAGGATTATCTGAATCACTTTAGTGGCGAACGGGTGATGATCCTCAAGATCAATCCTCGCGATGTGGTTTCGATTCCCGCTGACTACGGCGACACCAAGGGCCGCTGCTGCCGGTACGAAGTGATTGGCGAGCTGGGCGTGGATCCGGCTGAAGCGTTCACTGCGGCAGTGCAGGAAAATGCCAACACCGAAGCGGAAGGTCAGGGCAACTAACAATGCCTCAAGCTGAAGTAATCACTCAGCTGGAACCGAACGAAATCTTTGTGTTCGGTTCCAATACGGCAGGGCGGCATGGTGCAGGCGCCGCCCTGCAGGCACATCGCCAATGGGGTGCTGAGTTGGGAGTAGGCAAGGGGTTAACCGGACAGTGTTATGCTTTCCCCACACTTAACGGAAGGTTGGATCAACTCACTTGGGAGGAACTTGCAGCATCCGTAATCAAGCTGTACGAGTTTTGTTACCAAAATCCTCAATTGACGTTTTTGCTGACCAAAGTGGGTTGCGGGCTAGCTGATTATCCTGAGGCTTATATCCGAGCTTTGTTTCATGCTCCGCCTCCCAACTTGATTTTGCCACTGGATTGGCAATAAAATTTAAAGTGCGCCCGAAGCTGTAGGGTGTAGCAGGGCCTCTAAAACCCCGGGACGTGGGTTCGAGTCCCACCGGGCGCACCAACTATTTTTATGTATGATTTATCAAGCTATCATGGCTGTGTAACTGAATGGAATAAATGGTTCGCATGGTACCCTGTCACTACTATTTCTAAAAAGCGTGTGTGGTTAGAATGGTGTTATAAACGAACAGTATTTGAATGGTCTTGGGAAGGGTTAAAAATTGATAAATATCAATACGCTAACATTTTTGATATACTAGGAGAATAATATGACGTAGATTACCGAACTACTTGCAAATGACCTGATTTTTCATTTCAACAAGAAACATTTAGAAGACCCAACTATCCCAATGTGGACCATCAAGGCACGTGGGCGTTCTTATTATGTTAACCACGTCTCTTGCGAAATGCCCTGGAGCACAAAAGAAACACCTGACTCCAATCACACCAAGGGCAGCATCAAAATTCGCAAATGTGTGTTGCGTATTGATCAAGATAATTGTGCAACAATTACCAAACCTACCTCTAATGACATTGCTCGTCTCAAGTATAAAAAACCGCCCATCAGAGTTTTGTATGGCGCCTTGTATGCAGACAGTGTGAATCGAGCCGTTGAAAATCATCAGCTCAAACAGGGCAAGATCCTGCTGGTTAAAGGCATTTGCGGCAACAACTTTTATATCAGTGAATTCTACAAGGATACGGATATAACGCTGCTGACACTAACTTTACCATCTTATGCCATGCGAATTTTGAACCCTTACGAACAATACTATCGTTTGTATGATGAGACCGAAGATGATGAGATTTGGGAGATTGAGGAGTACGAAGACGATGAATCAGACGATGCCGAGTAAAGTGCCTAATATAAGGCACAAACACCAAATTGTAAAATTTGATGCATACAGTTGGGAAGGCAAGCTGGGTGAAGTTTCTGAATGGTGTTGTGAAAATTTTGCTGATAAACAATCATGGTGGATAGACTGGCAAGGAATAAGTAGCCGCAAAGAATGGTTCATAAGCACTGATAATGAACAATACGCTACCATGTTTGCATTGAGATAGAGCTAGCAGTAGATGCAAAAATATATAATCTCATCCAATAAATCCAACTCAGTAATCGAAATAGTTGATTGGTGTGTGTTAACTTTTGATCAGCATGAACAATGGCTAATTGATATTGTAAACGGTTGTCCAACACTGATAACCAGTAATGAGCGGTATGCTACTATGTTTGTATTGAGATGGGGTTGAAAATCTAATACAAAAAATCTCAGCAACGCCACTTGTATAATATATAAGATAGAACATGAATAGCCATCACGATCGCAGCACTCACCTCAAAGAACTTATATACGAAAGTCCCAATGGTGGCAAAACCATAAGAATAAGGCGTTCTTCGTTTTGGAATAAAAACCAGTACACAGAATTCCAATTGGTAGAATTGTTGGATATGTTGGTGGATAGTGAGCGAGATCCCTCACTGAAAGAAATGATAAGTCAAGCAGTTGCGTACTGGACTCTTAAACATCGATAATCAGAAGGAATATATAAAATAAGAACATGAAAGATCTATGGGTAGAAAAATACCGCCCCAAGACACTTGAGGGGTATGTGTTTGCTGGTGAGCAGCAGAAACTTCAGATTGAAAATTGGATACAGGATCAACAGATCCCCCATTTGTTGTTTAGCGGAGGACCAGGTACTGGCAAGACCACACTGGCCAGAATATTGATTGGTGCTATAAACATACATCCCTATGATATGTTGGAAATCAATGCCAGTGCAATAACTGGTATTGAAAATATCAGAACCAATATCTTGAACTTCGTGAGCACTATGCCCTTTGGTCCCAGCAAAGTGGTTTTGCTGGAAGAAGCCGATCACTTGAGTCAGCCAGCACAGGCTGGCTTGAGAAACATCATGGAAACTCATGCTGACACGGCTAGATTTATTTTGACCTGCAATCTTCCGCACAAAATTTTGCCAGCTATCAAAAGTCGGTGTCAGGGGTTTCATATTGAAAAACTCAACATCACTGGGTTCACTCAACGCATAGCAGAAATTCTTATCAATGAAAACGTGGAGTTTACTGAACAAACTTTAGATATTCTAGACACTTATGTAAAAGCCACGTTTCCTGATCTTAGAAAATGCATCAACATTTGTCAAATGAATACCATAAACGGCCAGTTGACGTTGAGCAAAGAAGCTCATACTGGCACTGCGGATTATCGTATCACTGCTACTGACTTGTTCAAGAGTGGTAAAATTCGTGAAGCTCGTAATCTGATATGCAACAATATATCTGCAGATGATGTTGAGGAACTGATCACCTGGGCTTATCAGAACCTGGAATTATGGAGCAAAACACCAGAGGGACAGGATCAGGCTATTTTGATTATACGCAAAGCAGCAGTGAACGCCAGCATGGTTGCTGATCACGAAATCAACGTAGCAGCCATGTTCACAGAATTAGGACAAATCAATTAAGGAAGACTATGTATCTACTAGCAAAATACTACAAGGTTCCTCGGGACCCAAAAAGAACCAGCGAAAAGGGCTATATTCTAGACCAAGAAAATTTTCGCTGGGACGAATCGGTAAATTTCGTGATCAAACCCACTGATAAAGACCTCAGGGAAAACAACGTGGTGCTGGATATTTTTGGCCAGCAGATGCTGAAATGCAGTGTCGCTGATCGCATTGGCACTGATTTTGACATGGTGTTTGCCTATTTCTATAAGAACTATCAAACTTACTTTGATCGTATCTTTGCAGCCGTGGGCATCAAGGCCGTTGACGAACAAGGTAATGAAATTGTACCCGAAACGTCTGGTCCGCTGCCAGTTGAACATCCACAACAACCAGCAGCGGAACCAAATACCGAGACTATTTCAGATCAAACAGTTTCGCCGTAAATTTTTAAAATTTCAGCAACAGCAGGATGCCGCTCGATGTGATTGTAATTGAATTCAATTCCGCTCACAAAGCGGCATTTTCCTATCTGAGACACTAGAGTTTTAAAATCCAGCAACCCGTTTTGGGATGCTTTGCGATCAGTTTGTGCAAGATCACCAGTGAGTATGATTTTGCTACCTTCACCAATGCGGGTAAGCAACATTTTCATTTGGGCAGGTGTGGCATTTTGCATCTCGTCAGCTATTACCCAAGCATTCTTGAAAGTTCTACCTCTCATGTATGCCAGAGGTGCTAGCTCAATGGTTTGATTCTGGATCATTTGTTCAATTTGGTTCATATCATAACATTCTCTGATGATATCAAACAGTGGTTGAGTCCATGGTGCCATTTTGCTATTGAGGTCACCAGGCAAATAACCATGGCTTTCACCCTCTACTCCCACGGCTGGTCTGGTTAATATCAATCGTTTTACTGTGCCATCACGCAAGGCTTGTATGCCAGCCATCATGGCCAAGAGAGTTTTGCCGGTACCTGCAGGACCCACTGCAAAAACAATATACTTAGTGGGGTCCATGAGCAAGTCCAAATATTCCTCTTGGACAGTGTTTCGAGGTACAATATTAAGGGAATTTTTCTGTACTCGATCAAATTGGATCGTGTTGTTGGCATTAGTTGCCGCTTTTTGTTGCTGTCTTTTCTTCGACATCAAGTCCTCCCTGGATTTAGTGGATGTCTATGATATTTAAGCGATATGAAAAAATATTCACCACAATGTGTTTTTGCTGAAAATTTTGACTAAGTAAACAGTATGCCTTTTCGTTCAGATAGTATAAATAAATGGAAGGCAATAAAAGATGGCAACTCAGCTGAAAGAAATTATTGAAAACATAAAACAAGTGAGCATGTCCAGCTCTTCTCTGAATACTCTATTGGATTTTGAAAGAGTGCTGGACGAAATGAATCTGTATGCTTTTATGAACTGGAAGACTGGTGAGCTGGTTCAGGGGCCTGAAGTTGGCAAGTATCGTGTAAAATGCACGTTTATGTGGCCCTATGGTATGATGCCAGACCCAGCTGGTGCTGAACGATTACTGAACTTTGGAGCCCGTGTGCAGTGGTCCAAAGATTGGTTATTGTACCCTATTGAGGTTAAATCAGCTGATGACTATCGTCCTGGTATTAAAAAACCCCGTATTGCACAAAAGCAGATATGGTTAGTAACCATTGATTTACCCAAGAGTTTGATCAAAGACATTGAACGCGGTGTGGCAGATGTACTAAACAGCACAGTGGATCTGGATGACATTGATGCTGCATACGAGAAAGATCTGGACAAACAGGGTGTCAACAGCGATCAAGTGGATCAGCAGGTATCAGACGAAATGCAAGGAGCCGCTGGAGAAGAGCAAACTGGAGGTTTGGGATTATGAAACATCTAACTGAAAGTTTTGAAGTGGGCGATCTGGAAAATGTTTTGCAAAATTGGATTCATGTGGATGAATACAAAAGCAAAATGAGTCGTGATGACAAAAATTGTGTAATCAGCTTCACAGTGGATGACAAAGTTGCTGCAAGTGACCTGGTGGATTTTCTGGAACGTGGTTATGATTTTGTTCTGGATGCTGATATCAGTAATAGTGAGATCAGTATCAACCGTTATCTGGTGTTTATGGAACTGGCTAGAAGAACCACAATGTATGAAAAAATACACAAGATACTCAGCGATCTCAAAGCAGCCAGTGGTATTAATCCCAACCAGTGGAAATTCAAATTTATGAAAGACAAAGAGTACCAGCCTTTCACCAAAGAAAATTTTGATAACATTGTCCCGCTGAGCCCTAAAGAATATCGTAAACGCTATCAAAAACCCATTGATGATCTTAAAACAGCAGCAGGGTTACCAGTATCCACTGCACCTGTGGAAGACCAGGATCTCAAGCAATTACAAAATCTAGCTGGTATCTAAAAGGATCTCTTATGTTCATGCGAGCAAAATTAATGGCTATTGTGGGTGTTGGACTAGCAGTCATGATGCTGGGATTTTGGCTTTATTATCGCAGCAGTCAGAAAAAATTACAAGAACAGGCTGCTGAAATTGCTCGTAAAGAAATAGAAGTAGAGCAGCAAAAAGCCATACGTGAACAGATAGAAAAAGACATCAAAAAAGCCACTGAGCTCAGAGGCGAAGTAAATCGTGCAATGCAACGAACCCAGCAGAGTATTGATGATATGAGAACAAAACTGGGACCCAGAACTGACCCTGCCACTGGTGCAGTAACCACATTAGGAAAAGCTGCGGTAGAAAAAACCGACACCATAGAACGAGCAGTAAACCGTGGTACGTTGGAACAATTGAGGTGCTTTGAACTATTAACTGGCAGTCCACTATCCGAAGGAGAACGCAATGGCAAAATCACCAATTCACTTTGTCCTGACCTGCTTGCTCAGCCTAAACCTGTTGCTGCTAAGTAGTTGTTTTAGTCGCAAAGTTCAAGTTCAAGTTGCTCCGGTTGACAGAAAACCCATTGATCTGCCTGCTATCCCACCACTACAACTGGACGGTATGCGGTGGCAAATCGTTACGGAATCCAACTTTCAGGAACAAATGAAAAAAATCAAAGACAGTGGATTACAACCAGTATTTTTTGCACTGGATGAAAAAGGTTACGAAGCTCTAAGCATTAACATGACCAAGATACGCGGTTATGTTTCTCAACAAAAATCAGTGATTTTCGCATTGAAGAGCTACTATGGGGTTCCGGATAATCCAGAAAGCCTAACTCCTCCTGCCAGTATAATAGCTCAGATGCAGGCTGCACAAACCAATACACCAGTCACAAAACCTGCCGAAACGCCTGTGGCCAAACCTGCCGAAACACCCGCATCCGCGCCCACTGCTGCACCACCAGCCAATCCTATTAGCAATAACACTCAACCAGCCGCTGGTGCTAAAAAACGGCTGGCTAAACTGATACCACAGTATGTGAAGAAATAACACTATACTATTTTGGTCTCAAATGGTGTAAATATAATATACCAAAAGGAGATCAAAAATGCCTGGAGTTAAAGACCTTTCCTTTGCTGAACAGAGTTGGTTTTTTGCAGTGTTAAGTGGACTGTGTTATCAAGCCCCCAAAGAAGCTCGTCCACAATTTAAAAAACTAGGGTACACCAATGTAACTTTCCTGGATCGTAATGGTTCTCAGGGATACATTTTGGAAAATCGCACCGAGAACATTGTGGTATGTCGTGGAACAGAAGTATCTGACCCACGTGATGCAATAGCTGACCTCAAAGTCTGGTACGCTAAAGAACCTCGTTTGGGTATGGTACATGCAGGATTTCGCCAGAGCGTGGACAATCTTTGGGATGAAGTAAAACATCACATCCTGGAAGATGGTTATAAGCCTGTGTTTTTTGCTGGACATAGTCTGGGCGGAGCAATGGCCAGCATCATGGCTGTGCGCATGTTACACGATCCTGAAATGATTAAACCACAAAAACTTTATACCTATGGGGCGCCACGTGCATTTAGTATGCTGGGCAGTCGTTTGACTTGTGCTGGTATTGAACATCATCGCTGGGTCAATAATATGGACATAGTTCCTCGTAGCCCTGGAGTGCTTATGGGATACGGGCATTTTGGTGAAATGCATTACATCAACAGTTGGGGTAACGTGGTACCTAACCATAATGTATTCAACCGAGAATGGGATCGTCTCACTGCTTGGAAAAGAGCAGCCACTGACGATACACTGGGATATGTGGACAGTCACAGTATGGTACAGTATGTGGCTGCACTGGAACGATTTAAGAATGGCATAGTAATGCCTCAAGGGTAAAATTCAAACAAGGAGAATTACAATGGGTTTAATTGCTCGACGAGCCGAAAAATACAAGAGCGTGGACGGCTATCTTAAAGAACTCTGGCGCCCACTTATGGCCTGGAACTATGCTATTATTGTTCTATTTGATTTCATGCTAGGGCCTATTCTGTTAGGAATCTATAGTGTAGCAACTCACCAACCTTACATACAGTGGCAACCACTAACCATCCAGGGTGGCGGCATGTTTCATATTGCCATGGGTGCTGTGATTGGTGTTAGTGCTTGGAGCCGAGGTCAGGAAAAAATTTCTGGTACCGACACTGGCGGAATGCCCGAAATGCCTGGTAGTTGGGATACAAACGCAAAAACTGGTCCACTGATTCCACAGTATGTGCCGCCGCAGAACAATCAGTTTAACACTGGTCAGTTCCCTCAGCCCATACAAAACACACCACCACAGTTTAACCAGATGCCTGCTAACCCTGGCGTAAATCCCGGTTACAGTGAACCAGTATATACACCAACGCCGCAACCGGTTGCACAGCCAGCGCCGCAGCCCTATGTACAACCACAAATTAACATCAGTGTGGATACCACTCCAGACACACCAGTAAAAAGCAAATCTGGATTTCCCAAAGCCAAACGGTTTTAGCGAGAATTTTTCAGCACAGAGTATTCAACAAAATAACTATTCAGAGGAGCGTATAAACATCAATGACACTACATGAACAAATTGTTTCTGCTTATGAGACTTATGTTGCTGAAACTGAGAAGTTTGAAAGCAAGGGAGTAAAGGCTGCTGCCGCTCGTGCTCGCAAAGCACTGGGTGACATGGGCAAACTGGCCAAGGCTCGCAGAGCTGAAATTCAGGAAGCCAAGAACGCAGCAGACAACAAGTAAACATGCCCAATCCATGGACAGTACTGGGGATAGACCAGACTGCTTCAGCAGATGAAATCAAAGCGGCATACAGACGATTGGCAAAGGATCATCATCCCGACAAAGGTGGTGATCCTGATCGTTTTATGGAAATACAAAACGCTTATCAGCAGCTGACCAATCCCCAAAAAAATCAAACACATAGTCAGAACTCACATCCTTTCTCAAATTTCAATGAACAAGATTTCTTTAAAGAAATCTTTGAAAAATTCAGCACACAGGGGTTTGGGTATAGACCTGCGAATCCCAATTTTGAAGCCGCCATTATGATCACAGTTGCAGAGCATATTCAGGGATGCACTAAAACTATTGAGATCGATGACAACGGAAAAACTCGCACCGTTAATATCACTATTCCGCCTGGTTCTCAAACTGGAGATGCTGTGAAATACAGTGGCCAGGGTAGTACAATTAACCCCAAACTGCCACCCGGCGATCTTTATGTACGAATCCGTGTTCAGCCCTATGATAATTTTGAACTTCGTAACGGGGATCTTTATGCAGAAAAAACACTGTCTGTGGTTGATGCCTGGATCGGGTGTTCTGTCGCAGTGCGTGATCCTTTTGGATCAAATCTGGAAATCCGTGTACCTGATGCTTGCCAACCAGGCACAATATTGAGAGTCAAAGGTCAGGGTGGTTTTACTCGTGTTAGTCGACAGCGAGGAGACATGATGATAAAAATTCACATTGAGTTACCTAAACTGACAGATGACCAAAAAGAGCAACTAAAGAGTATTTTGAGCTAATTTGTTTTGACTAATGGCACCGACAATTGCTATCATTAATACTAAAGGAAAATACTTTGCTAAAAGATAATCCAGAAATTACACTTGTACTCAGTAAAGCCGTGGAATATGCTAACGCTCTGAACCATCAATATGTGACTACAGAACATTTGCTTTATAGCATGATCTGTTACCGAAATTTCAAAACGGTACTAAAAGATTTTGGTGTCGATGTTGATGACCTGGGGTCAGAGCTCAAGACTTATTTGGAGAATCATCGTACTCTAAAATCCAAAACGCCTGATACTACTCCTACTCGCACTGCGTCTTTGGAGCGAATTTTTAATCGGGCTGCTAGTCAGGCTATGTTTCAGAACCAGGATCAGCTACAGTTGCTGAATCTATACACAGCCATTATGCACGAAACCAGCAGTTTTTCCTCTTATATTCTACTCAAGTATGGCGTAGAACGAGAAAAATTTGAACCCTTCTGCGCTGAGAGATATCAGCAACACAAACAAAATAAAAGTGGTCACGGAGAAATTGATCAGAAACAAGCACTGGAATGTCTGGAAAAATACTGTGTAAATCTCAACGACCAAGCTCGGGACGGGCGTATTGACCCAGTGATTGGGCGAGAAACTGAAATTTCTGAAATCACCCAGGTACTAGCAAAACGCAACAAGAGCAATGTGCTGTTGGTGGGCGATCCGGGTGTGGGTAAAACTGCATTGGCTGAAGGTCTGGCACTGAACATTGTGAATGGAGAAGTTCCCAACTACCTCCGAGATTGGACCGTGTGGAATCTGGATATCGGCACTCTGGTGGCAGGCAGCAAATATCGCGGCGAGTTTGAAGAAAAACTGGTGGAAGTAATAGATAGTCTGAGCTCACTGGGCAAGTGCATTCTGTTTGTGGATGAAGCGCATCAGATGAGAGGTGCAGGCGGTGGTGCTGATCGCGGCCCGGACTTTGCTAACATGATCAAGCCGGCCATTAGCAAAGGCAAAATCAAAGTGATCGCCAGCACCACCTGGGAGGAATTCAGCCAGAGCTTTGAAAAGGATCGTGCTTTGATGCGTCGGTTCTATCGACTGGGAGTGGATGAACCCACGCCAGCTGAAGCCAAGCTGATTCTGCGAGGGATCAAGAGCAAGTTTGAAGACTTCCACGGCGGCAAAATTACAGATGAGGCGATTGACGCTGCTGTGGATTTGACCGTACGGTATCAGACTGACAAGAAGCTGCCAGATAAGGCCATTGACATGATTGATACAGCCTGTGCCAAACAGAAGGTGCAGGATGCTGGTGACTGGTGTGTGAACCGTACAGAAATCATGCAGGAAATCAGCCGCGCCACTCGTATTCCGATGGACCAGCTGACGCAGACCAAGCGCACTCAGTTGCGTGACATGGATGTTGATATCAAGCAGAAACTGTATGGTCAGGACAGTGCTGTGGACACGGTTACTGAAAAGATTCTGATCAGCCGCGCAGGCCTCAAAAGTCCCACCAAGCCCATTGGCAGCTTCCTGTTTGTGGGTCCCACTGGTGTGGGCAAGACTGAGTTGGTCAAGCTGCTAGCAGAAAACTTGCAGATGAAGCTTCACCGTTACGACATGACCGAGTATCAGGAAAAGCACAGCATCAGCAAGCTGATTGGTGCACCTCCTGGATATGTTGGGCACGATGACGGCAAGATGGGCGGTGGCTTGCTGGTGGGTGATATTGAAAAAGAACCCAATAGTATTTTGCTGTTTGACGAAGTTGAAAAAGCCCACCCTGACGTGTTGCAGGTTCTGTTACAGATGATGGACGATGGTCTTGTGAGTGGCAGCAATGGCAAGAAGGCTGATTGTCGTAACTGTTTGATTCTGATGACCAGCAACTTGGGTGCTGCTGACATGGAACGCAACAACATTGGGTTTGGGCAGGACTTGGCCAAACAGGATGACGGCGCTGCAATCAAGGACTTCTTCAAGCCCGAGTTCCGCAACAGACTGGACGGAATCTGCAAGTTCAACAGTTTGGACTCAATGAGCTACCGCAAGATTGTGATCAAGTTCGTTAAGGAAATCAATGAGTTACTCAGTGATCGCGGAGTTGAAGTTGTGCCCACAGAATCATTGATTGATCACATTATCCAAGTTGGTGTTGATCCCAAGATGGGTGCCCGTCCACTATACCGCAAGATCAATGATTTGATCAAGCTGCCACTCAGCAAGAAGCTGTTGTTTGATGAAATCCCAACTGGTACTAAACTTTGGTTGGATTGGCAAAACAATCAGCTTCTGATACTGGAGAATAACCCCAATGTGGTCCACACTGACCAAGCAGTTTCCTAACTTTCAGATATCAGTGACCAATAAGCATTTTTATAACAATTTGCCAGTGGCCATTGATATCAAAACTCCTTGTATTATTATTCTGTATAATACGTTAAAATATAACTATAGATCTTCGAAGTGGGTTTCATCACAGCATCCAGTTGATGCTGTGATGAAATATCGTGGCCAAATGGTCAATGCCGAGGTGCTTAGGCAACTTTTCCACTGGATTAAAGAAAACAAAGCAATCTGCCGGATCAAACAAATAGACGAGCTGACTTTGTTTTTGACCCCAGACCAGGCCGTGGGATGTTTAACCATGTTGGACGAACTGAAGAAGATCATGACTTTGATGGACGTAAAAGTCCGAGCAGTGGATGATAGTTTACAGGTTGGCGAAAAAATGCTTACAAAAAATACAGAATATCAGCATCAGCTGTATTTTAAAAGCACAATGATCCGTCTTGGCGATCTGATGGATTTTGAAAATCAAATGAAAGATTCAACAAAATTGTGCAGAACGCTAAAACAACAAATCAATTATGCAAAAAGCGACCCCCATCTCGCAAATACTCACATTTCAGTAAGCTCCAGTAACCATGTTTTGGTTCGAGACGAACAAACTCTAACCTTTATACATCTAAAATGGCCTGGATATTTTCATAAACTCTTCAAGGTAGTATCCAAAAATGATTTCAAAACTCAAGAACAGATTCCCTGATCTCAAAATCTCAATTCAGAAAAAACATGTTCACGAAAGATATTCCATATCAATAAAGATAAAATTTAGTTTTGCCCCCAGGCTGGTTTCTGCGCTGAGGCGTCCCGACGATCTAGACAGTCTGTGGTTCTACAGTTCAACATCAACAGATCAGGCAAACTGGCAACCATCAACATCCTGGATGCTGATGTTGGGACGCAAGATACTTGATAATAAGATTGCGTTTCGACATGAACATCAGACGATAATAATGTATTTTGATGATCTGGACGCCGCCAGTGAGATGATTGATATGATTTTGAGCTTTGAGTCAGTCATGCCAGATCTAATTGAAAAAATCTCAGCAGTGCCTGATCATCTGAATATTGGCGAAGTTGCGGTGGGCACCAATCTTAGTGCATATAAATTCAAAGTACTGTTAAAGGATTTTGAAGCCAGAAATCATCAGCCTTTTCTGCAGATGTTGGAAACCAACAAGCATCATCTCAAACTGACTGGCCGCTTGGCCAATGTAATCAACAAAAAAGATCAGGATTTGAATTGGGGTACTAATTATATTTTCAACAATTATCTCTACTCCAACAACGAAGAACTGATTACCTTTTTGAGTCTGTCTGCATCAGGCCTGATTAAAAAAATCTACCGTGTCACTGACACCGTTAAATAATAGCACTATGGCACGAGTTTATGAAGAAAGTGTTGTGCTGAAAATCAGCAAACTGGTTAAAGAAAATTCAGAAGATCCTGAGTTGGCTACGAACGAGTTCCTAACCACCCTGGAAGCAGTAGCACAGGAAATGTTAGGCAATACTGTTATGGTTGAAACTATTCGAAACTAGAGGAAAAAATGAATATCACAGTTGAACAAGTGGATTTTTTGCGCAAATGCCATCCACAAATTTGTATCCCCTGCTACGGAGGGCAGCTCTTTGAGAGCGTTTTTGTTAGTATGTTGAAGTTTGTGATCTATGCCAATAAAATTGGCATGAATTTCAGCATCGACACCATGGTGAACGAATCACTGATTACTCGAGGTCGTAACAACCTGGTGGCCAAGATGATGGAAAACAAAGAAGCCACTCATCTGATGTTTATTGATTCAGACATTGGATTCCAGCCTGAACATATTTTTCAGCTGCTACTACACAATCGCGACGTCGTGGGTGGATTGTATCCCAAGAAGAGCTTGCCCATTGACTATGTGGTTAACATTGATCCCAGCCATGTGGGAGAAAATGGTGAGATCAAGGTAGTTGATAATCTGATTCCACTTACTCGTTTGGGCACTGGATTTATGATGGTCAAGCGTGATGTTTTGCAGAAGATGTTCACAGCCTATCCTGAGACCAAGTACATTGGCAACATTGGTCTGGACAAGAAGTACGATCCATTCATGTACGCACTATTCGACACCATGATCACCAAGGATCTGGAATACAACAGTGAAGACTGGACATTCTGCGATCGTTGGCGTGCAATTGGTGGCGAAATTTGGGGCGACATCAGTATCAAGCTGGACCACACTGGTCACTTCCGTTATCCGGGCGACCCGGATCGTTTGGGCGCTATGTTGGGTACTCCACAGCAGGCGGGCATTAGTCAGAGCCGCGGAGATACCGAAAGTTTCCGCAAACCAGACCTATCGGCTTATAAGAAGCCCACTGACGTACTGGAAATCAAGTAAAGAAAATGCCCAAGGATTCAAAAACCTTGGGCATTTTTCTGAAATCAATTGGTTCTACAAACAGCTCTTTTGGAATTAGTTAAAGCACCATAGTCCACGGGCCAAATCTGATTCAGAGGAACTTCAACACTGTTGGGAGGAAACTTAAATTCCAATCCAGTGGCCAGTTGTATCTCCAGAATACTTTTTCTGACTTTGACCAAATCATTGCCCTGACCGCCCTGGTGCATAAACATAAAGCCCATGGCTTCTCTGGTTTGAGTATCCAGTATCACTTTGTAGAACGCATGAGGCACTATTACTCGATTGGCGCCAATAGTGGGATTGGTGTAGAAATATACCGGACCACTTACTACTTGTATTGTGTGATTTCTTTGTACGGCCCACCCTCGAGTTGCGGTTTCCAGTAATTTCCAGATACCACGATTCAATCCAGGCAACTGTGGCATCATGTTGCTCATCAGGAAACTTTCCAGTTCCACTTGCATATCCCAACTCATGTCCCCATCAGGCGCATTATGACCCATGTCATAACCAGTTCCAGCGTAGTCCTGAGGAGTTGCTCTCTGATACGGGGGTAGGCTCTGATCCACAGCAAACGCATTGGTCCTTGGAATACACCCTAGGGCGTTGGGAGGGGTAAGTGTGTAACTAACCCATTTGGGTAGACGTGCGTTAAGGTCATTAGCTGTTATATATCCCTTGCGACAAATTACTTGCACTGCTGATTTGGAATTGGG